TTCAGCAAGTCGGCTAGCAGAAGACCATGTATGGATCTCAATTTCTATGTTAGAGTCCCTACTTGTGTGAGATATTGCTCCAAATACCGCCCCACAAACGGCATCAGCCAAGTCCTTTGATTTCTTGCGGGGATGGTCAATACGATTATTTTTCATAATCTTAAGTTCTGCCATCTCTTCAAGAAGCAATGGTATTCTTGGCATCGCAATTCTTTCTTCATAGATCATCATAGCAAGATCTTCATAGTGTTTCTTTGCAACAGATACAGTATCAGTTCTCATACCAACGGCTTTTAGTTCCTGTTGAATGTCAAACGACTGCCATCTATCAAATGTCACCATTCCAATATTAAAACCTTCTCTACGAAGATTAATTATCCAGTTTTTTACTTCTGACAAATTTACAGGTCCTTCTATCTTTGGCTCCCACCAAGCAACGGCATCAACAATTACGATAGGCGCAACCTGCTGATAATCTTTTATTACCTGTACATTTACCCATTTATCTACATGAGATATGGCAACAGCACACTTGTCGTGTTTTTGTGCTAAATCTGCATGTACATAATAAACTTTATCGGGATCTGGCTTAAAAGTCAAATCAAATCTTCTATGATTATCTATAGGATTTCTAAGCGTCATACATTTTTCTAACTTGTCTCTTTGCTTGAAGAATGAGTCTGATGAAAATGTTGGTGTGCACAAAAATCTCATCATGGCATCGCCCATATCTGTAAGAAATGCAACTTTAAAATCTTCTATTTTACGAGTAGGATTGACCTCCCATGTGGGTCTTTTAAGTGCAAACATTCTAGGATACTTGTATGACAAAATATGATCTTCTTCCCAAACAATTTCAAATTGATTATCTGGACCTTCTGGCAGTTCTTCATTTATAATAAAAGTATGTCTGCGTTCTATCACTTCTTTTTCCATAATTACTTCTTCATACCGTTTTGAAATAAAATCTCCAGCATAACGGGGGAATGAAAGAAGAACAACCTTGCCAAGATCTGGAAAACGAGAATCTACAGTTCCACGAAATGCTTTATATAAGTTGTCAGCAGTCTTACCCTGATCATTACCAGTTCCTACATCAGATGCAAAGCCAGAAATCTCATCAAGAACTGCCATGAAAAGGTTTAAACCTTCATGTGATTCACGTTCAGAATGTCCAGAATAAACTGTGATTGATTTATTAAAACTAATAGAATTTACTTTTGCCTCATACTTACCTGCAAACCAAGGTGACTTCTCAATCTTATTCTTAAAACCTTTAAAGAAAACGTTCTTTGCCTGCTCTGCATTTACAGCCACGTTAATAATATCTATTGCATCTCCCGACGGCTTACCAAAATATCTAGCAGGGTCTTTAATACATAACAACTTGTGTACAATATAAGCACAGGCAACAGTAGAGGTATGATCCTTCCCACTACCCTTCCCAAGTTGAAGAATAATTTCGTTTTTTGTGTATTTATCATAATGTTTTGCTCCTGCATCAGTGCCTAACAAATTAAGTAGATCTTGTTTTTTATATATTTGACTCATTGCCTCTACTATGTCATATTGAATAGCCGAAAGGGGTGGTTGTCCCAAATAATCTGAAGACTCCACAAAAGTCTTTACGTCTACTGGAATTTCTTCAAACTGCTTCTCTTTAAGTGCATCAAAGAAATCATTGAACATCGTGGACAATTGTAATTACCTCGCCATCTTTGGCTATAGTGGATAGCCTTGACATAATTAAATCTCTTACTTCTGGATGCTCTGAAGCAATATCACGTAGAATACCAACAAGAACTTCTTGTCGTTTTTCTATTTCAATCATTTCTTCTGCAAGTTCTTTATTTTCTAACAAACCAGCTTTTTGTAACATATCAATACGCCTTGCTTCAATGTCCATAACAAGTTTAATTGCTGTTGTTTTTGCGCTTAGGTTGGCTGTAGTGTTTGCATCTTCAATAACCTCATAGGCTTTATTAATTAGTTTTGTGTAGTGTGCATCTGCGCCAACAAGTGCCTCTTTTGCACGAGCGCGAATAGCATCATTTGCAGATGCCATAACTCGCCATTCATTTAAATGAGCAACAACTCTGGTGCGTGGAATATCAAGTTCTTTTGATATTCTTGTAGGATCATTGCCTTTTAAATATTCCTCAACTACTTTATTGATTTCATCAAGGTGTTTGACAAGCTCAATTTCAGTATCCGCCATATTTGCCTTCTATTCTGTTAATTTCATCCTGAATATAAAAAATTGCTTTCTTTAGGTCTTCAGTATGAGTTTCTTCATTTTTTAGTCCTGCCCTCCATAAATATTTAAAGGCATTACCAATGTTAAAATTACGATGACGAGTAATCTGAATGCATTCAACACCAGAAGGATCTGATGTATAGTGAACAGGGTGATTTACTTGATCTACTACAATATTAAACTTTTCGCTCATCGTTTTGACTTCCTTAATCCAAATTTTGCAAGGTATACGTAGATTGTTTCTACACTTACTCCGCACTCTTTTGCTATATCTTCTGGACTTTTTTTATCCATATGATATCTTTTCTTAAGCCACATTTCACTCTGATACATTTTAACACTCATAGTTACTCCTTGTCAAATCCCACTGCTTTTTCCCAATTGTTTATAGCCCAATGACCTATTCCACAAGCATCTGCTACGTCATTATCTTGTATTTTTTTATCATATATAACATTCAATAGTTTAACTGTTCTTTGTTTTCTAAAATTTCTTTCATAAGATTTGTACCAGGAATGAGATTTATTTGGGTTAAGAGATCTTATTTGTAACTGTTCTTCTTTAGATAATTTTTTGTTACCAAGATAGTTTTGCCATGTTATTGGCGATACCCTGCCAATTGTAGATATACCAATTAGTCCTGCACCGCCAAGAATTGCTCCCTGAACCAAAGCAAGATCTGCTGCAGTTTTGGGGGAATTCATAAAAACAGTATGTTCAATAACAATAGTCTTAATCATGTTATAGTGATTAAATAAAGCCTTTGTCTTAGCAGTAGCATCTATAACTTTTTGATATATATTGTTACCTTCAAAGTTTATTTTTCCATAACCTGTTAAAGTTTTGTGAGTATAAAATGCAAAAGCAAGACTGTTAGTGCTAGCATCTATGGCACAAATATGCGTTGGTTGATTAGTTGTCTTGCTCATACTCAATAATTCCTTTTAGCTCCTTTAACATTTTTTCTACTGCTTTTTCATACACATTACAATTAGTACAAAATCCAGAGTCGTTATAAATTGAAAGTTGTGTTCCACATCCACCAAGGCATATTCTACGCTTACCTATTCTTTTTTGTCTACGTGTTATTTGATATCTTTCTGTAATTTTTGCTTTTGTAGCTTCATCTCTACAAGATTCGCTGCAATATATCTGATAAGTTACCTTGGGTTTAAATTTAGCGTCACATCTTTCACATTGTTTCACGCAATTCCTCCAGTGAAGAAATCTTCACCACTCCCGCACCAGCCTCATCACATGCTTTTTGAACAGGGCAACCTTTGCATATTTTTGAATTAGATCTATAATTCTTGATTGGAAATTCATTTTTCATCCAACTTGCTCTTACAGTTTTCATCCATTCAAATGCATTATTAATATATTCACGATAATAATCATTTACCTCAATTAATATTGGAAGTAGTTCATGATTATTTTTGTTTTCATACAAAATAATTCCACGTTTATGTCCAAGAATTTTCATGTATATTAACGTTTGAAGAATATGATCTTTTTTAGCCTTGCCAGTATTCTTACGATACTCAAAACCCTCATTTGGAATAGTCTTAATTTCTAGAATAACTTCCTCGTCGTTCCAATTAAGAATAGCATCTCCATAACCAAATATTGGTGGATTCTCGTTAGATATCTTTAGTTCTGTTGTGTCGCAGATCTTTCCAGTCTCTTTATTTTCTCCTTGAAAAACCTTGGCAATCCCAGAATTGATAAGTGCCTCTTGGATTCTTTTGTGTCCATAAGTACCATTAGTTCTATTTGCAACACCAGACGCATCAGACTTATCTTCGTATACCGCTCCAGAAAATGCTAGATACCAATATCTAGGGCACTCCCCATGAGAATAACATATGATAGATGGAGCAAATGTTTTCTTTGTCTGATGCTTTGGTTTATTCTTTGCAATATAGCCATAATTAATCTTTGCCACAAGACCATCTAAACTAAAACTGCTTTCTTTTTTCTTTGGCTTAGGTTCTCCCTTTACCATTACCTGCCTTAATAAGTTTTTTGTCATATATACCTTTTTATCTATTATATCAGTTAGCGTATCGTATACTTAAGAGCAGATACTAAATTATTAATTGCTTCTGCAGCGGTATAGTAAATGTTCTTCTTGCCTCTGTCATTCTTGTCAACATTGGCCATCCACGTAGCCCTAAATGACATTTTTGCTGCAATAGCCTGTAGCCTAACGATCTCAACAGTGGCTACATTTAATGGAATGTCTGGTTTTAAGATTAGTTTGGCAATAAACGTCAGGGCAGTAGTAAGTTCTTCATCTTGCATATACTCTGCAATTTCTGTCAAACCATTAACTTGTTCTAATGTATTTTTATGTGTCGTCTCTGTCATATTTCTCTTCCCATGTTAGTTGATCTAGTAAGTCAAACTCTATTAGTGCTAGGCGGGTCTTTTTATTTCCCTCGCCCAAAATAATAACAACTGCTGGAGATTTATCTTTGCCAGCCTTAAGAGCATCTGTTACTGCCTTGGCCCATATGTTTTGATTGATAGTAAAAGATTTTTCTGACTCCTTAAAATCAATAACAAAACTACGCCATGTAGCATCGCCTTTCTTGTTATTGCGACCAGAATTCTTGTGCTGTTTAGCACCGATTCTTTTACTTTCATTCTTCTCGCTCATAATCCTTTTTCTTTTTGTATCCCACCTTACAAACCTGAACCTCTGATAAATGTTTCTCAGAACACATCCAAGACCCCATACCAGTTTCTGAATAAACCCTT